GACAGCACCTTTGACGACTCGGGTATTGAGTGGAGATGCCAGGGTCCTGAGTGCTCTTTTGTTGGCTGCTGCTTTGGTGACTCCTTCGACCAGCTTCGTTGCACCTCGGGCCATCCCTCTAGCAGCCAGGGAAGGGCCTGCTAACAATGTACCGCCGAATGGATTAATCAGACCCCCGATCTCTCCAGCTGTCGTCGCAATCGGGTTGAGCTCCCGATGATATTTGATCTCCTCCTTCGAGAAACCCATGTTCTGAAGGGCAAGATCCGAGAGACCGAAACTCAGAGATCGAAGGGCACCAAGCCCAGCTGACGTGAATGGTGAATCACTGACCGTCGCCTTGAGATCCTCCCGCTCCACGAGCTCGATCGGTGCGAACCGGTAGCCAGCGCGGAGAGCTCCATAGGCTTTATCTGCTGGGAAGTCATAGAGGGAATCATCATCACCGACTAGGGTAACGGTATCCCCTTTCAGGAAAGCATAGTTCCCGGTCGCAATGAGATCTTCGACGCGTTCGTCTGCGACGTTGACTGCAGACTCGGTTTGGTAATCGTAGAGTCTAGCCATCAATCAGTTGCATATCTTGCGGATCCACCGAGATTTTCTACGGATTGTTTTTTAACTTTGTTTATGTCCGCTTTAGTTGATTCTCCAAGGGTTGTAAAACCACCAGCATCCCGGAGTGCTTGTCGTTTCTCATCCATAATTATCATAAAGTTACGGATTTTTTCTTCTGTTATTCCAAATGCGATATCCATTACACCAGCAGTGGCAATGATAGACTCCAGTAATTTCACCTCGATTTCGGTTAATGCTGCACCAAAATCATAGAGTTTCTTAGCTGCATTGACTTTAATCTGCCCCATCCTTTGAGCTAACAATATTCTTTCTTTAGAAAATATTTGCGGGGTGATTGTCTTAGCCTTATGTTCTTTTAAGATGCGGGCAGCGTGCTCAGAGGCGGCCTTTACTTCAGAATAGACCTGGTTGAAATCAACAACTTGTTTCATTATTTTATCCCTGCCAGCTCCAACGAGCATTGAAACGCCAACCTCACCAGGATAGGTTCCCATATTTGGAGCCAGACCTTTTTGCATCTCTTCCAATTGCTTAGATACAAGTGTCTTGACTGCAACTGAATAATCATTTTTGTTCTTCTCCAAGGCTCGCTTAGCATCTTCTTTAATGCCGCTGATAGTAGCTATCTGGGTCTCTACATCACGACGATCCTTCAGTGATGCAGCAGCTGAATCTGCAGCATTCTGGGCCATCTGCAGCATCTTGCCGCGTTCAGTGATCAGATTCAGCTGCTGACGCTCGGCAGACTTTACGCGGAAATCCCGATCGGCTTTAAACTTTTCCAGATGCTGATCGATGGTCTTGTTGATGATCTGCATCGCGAAGTTTGGAGTCCCGGTGATTGATGCAGCACCAGCTCCGAGAGCAGCTGCTATGACTGCCCAGAATTTGTTTGCTCCGCTGATCGCTTCCCCAGGTTTCTCCTGGGCGATCGCGTTGATGTTGTCTTCATAGGTATCAATTTCCTCTTTAATGTCACCGGCAAGATCCAAATAGTTTTCCTTTTCACCAAAAAAGAAGAGAGTTGATCCTTCAGTATCTTCATCACCTTCAAGAGTTGTTTTAAAAACCTCTAGTCTGTCGATAACGTCAGTGAAAACCTTGAGCCTTTCCCCATACGGATCTGGCTGCAAGATTGCTTTTGCTCCAGTGATTGCAGCCTGCTTGGCATCTGAATCTTGATCTATCGGTGCTTCGACAAGGGTTTCCGTAGTCTTGACGTCTTCCTTTGGGTCAATTGCAGGCGCGACTTCTGTCGATAAGGTCTCTTTTTTTATTTCCGGAGCGTCATCATCTCCAAAAACGTAATCAACGCCTTTTTGGATTAATCCCCACCCTGGAGAAGCTTCATCATCATCTGGACGTGGCGGGAGCGTAGTTGTTGCAGCGACCGCGGTTTTTTCTGGTTCAATGGAACCTGGTGCTTCCCGCATCGGTTCTTCAGTCATGATCTCACCAACCTCGGCAGGATCAGAATCATCATCACCCATCGCCCAGTTCATGATCTGCTCGGCAGATGTTCCCCTTCCCGGCGATAGTCCTACTTGTGAAGTTGCTTCAACCGGTACAGCTGTTTCGATTGTTTCAGTTACAACCGGAGCATCAGATTCTCCAGGTGGCAGATTAAACTCACGTCTTTTTAAATTTGTTCTAGCATCATCCTCAGTCATCCCTTGACCAAGGTATGCAGAAACATAAGCCTCGTATTTTACCGGGTCTAAATATCTATCTGGGTCACTATTTGCCATCATCCCCTCCCTTCGAGCTGCTTAGTCCGCTTGTGCAGATTAGCCTGAGCGGCCATGACTGCTGCCAATCCCTGGTTCATATCAAGCTGCTTTCCTCGAGGTCCATTTGAGACCATGGCATTGCCCATCGGCCCTCCCTTTTCAGCATCCTGGGCCATGATTCCGATTAGGAGCCCAGAGTCTCTTCCGATCGCTTTTGGGTCTCTGTATTCATATTGGTATGCATCTATCGCATCGAGGAACTGTTCGATCTCCCGGTCTCCTGAGCTGATGTTTTGTTTCATCCGTTCGTCGGAATTCAGCTTCGCATAGGCTGCAATGCCAGTTGCAATCATGTTTAGGAGAGCTGCCTGGCGATTTGTATCTCCTTCAGCTGCTTTCCATTGCCCGGTCAGCTCTGCAATGTATCGCTTCGTGGCGTCATCCATCTCTGCCAGATCTCGCGTGAGCTCGAATCCCATGATCTTCAGATCACTTTCCATCTGCGCCATATCGATCTTCGTTTCGAGCCCATGGAGCTCCTTTTTCCCTTTGAAGGCTTCGATCGCGTTGTTGTCATCAAGGGCTCTTGATTTGAGTGCGAGCTCGGCATTGATGGACGCAATGGCAAGGTTCTTCTGCATCACGGCAATGGCCACTGCAACATCCAGATCGCCATTCTTCTTGGCAACTTCAAGCTCGGCAGAGAGGTTTGCCATCTTGGCCTTCATCTCGGTATCTGCTTCCGCGATGACAGACGTCAGTTTGTTCTGGGCATTGGTGATTTTGACGACTTGTTCGAGGTCGGCATTCTCAAATGCAGTCTGTCTCCGGACTTCAAGATCCGCGAGGGCAAGCTTCGCCTCCCGGCCTCCATCAATCTCAATCAGCTGGATCATCTGCTGCCGAGCAGTTGCTTCTTCCTGAGACCGGAGCTCTGCCTTATCCCGGAGAAGTACTTGACCTTGCTCGGCCCAAAGGTTCTGCAGTTGACGTCTTTTCTCAGGAGCAGCGTCAGTGCCTGCGACCGCACTGAGAAAGCTCTTCATTAGTTTCTCAGATTCCCTACTCATCATCTGCTGGGCCTGGGAAGGGCGTCTTCCCATGATGGTATCGAGCAGAATATCGAAGGCCTGGTCTGACTTTCCTCGGACCTTCTCGGTGAATTCTGTATCATAGAGCACCTCGTCAGTGCCTTCGACGAATCCAAAATCTTTGACCGTTGTCTGTTCTGCAGTAGGTGCATCGATCGTCTCGCCAGCGATATCTGCAGGGGTTGTGATGGCGGTCCTGCTTGCATCAGTAACCTGTCCAGCTTCCCATGCAGTCTTAGCCGCCGCCTCAGTTGTGTACAAACCACCCACGCCCCCTTTTGACGCCCACCATTCTTGAAAATTCCCGGACGTTGGTACTTGGACCGCATCACGTTCGAATAGTGCAATCTCGGCAGGCGTTAGATCAAAGGCTTCCTTCCGTTGGGCTTTTCCTTTCTGGAGTTCCCATAGGGATCGTTTTGTTGTTTCACTCAGTCTTCCAAATCCTGGAGGTTCTCCAGTTGGATTTGCTTCAGTTATATTTGCTGCGATGTACTCATCCCAGGTCAGATTGAGGTTTGTGAATGCTCCTCCCGGTATTGGATTTCCTTCAGCATCAACTTCAATTGCCGTCAGCAGCTTGTACATTGCTTCACCAAAACCCTGCAGCTGCGATGCGCCTTCCCTGGTTGCAAGTAACAGCTGATTATCAAATCGAGCTTTGACTTCAGATTCCGGAAGATCTGCATAGGTTGGGAGGCCTTCGGCTTTTTGAACCTCCCAGGTTGCATCAGTCGTCAGATCAGTGAATGCCGTTGCCAGCTGCGCCCTCTGGGTATCGATGCGGTCATTCGCTGCATCTGCTTCCGCCTGGGTGTTATATTCCCGACCTAGTTTGTCCTTGTATTTTGGCGGAGGAGGAGGAGGTTGTTTATTTCTATCTTTTTCCTCTGATGCTTGGGTCCGTAATGCGACATCCTGTGCCTGTTTTGACCCATATCCTCCGTAATCTTCTTTTTTTGGTGGTTCACCACCAGTATGTTTCCCATAACCCCCATTATCATCCCCATTTTCTTCTTCAAAACTCCGCAGACCGGTCATGGGATCCACACGACCCGATACATTGGGTAGGGAGGCGAGAAGCGATTCCTCCATCGTATTAACCATGACCGGTTTATGCATCTGGCCACCTATATCCTGGCCTTCATTCTTGGCACGGTAGATCTGGAGAAGTTCCTGCAGCTCCTCCGGTTTCATGTTTTGCAGGACTTGGAAATTATCCATGATTAAACCGTTTTATAGGATGGAAGTTTGGCTGCCGTATTTATCAATCCAATCTCAAGCATCAGATTTGAAATCGAATAGGCTTGTCCTGGGTCACTGCTAACCGTGTCGGAAAATTCAAACCGGATGCTGTCGCATTTCTGAGGGCCTTTGAGATGAAACCGAAACTGGTAGACACCATCAGCAGCACCAATCGATCCGGCGCCATAGGCTTCGCTTCCATATGGGCTTTCATCTCCATACTCCTCCACACCAAGTTTAGTGATAAAATCAAAAAGATGGGTTTCGTTATAATACTGGCGGAAGTTGTATGCGACTCGACTTTGAAGAATATGATTTGATTTGAAATCACCGAGGACCACTGCACGACGAACGCGCTGAAACCCCTGGATCGATGAAGGCTTAATCCAGGCGGTTACAATCTTCATCTGGATGGCTGCACCAACATCGTCATAGTTTGATGTCTGCTGGTAGCACAAACCGCCGCTGGTTCTTAGATAGACATAGGAACCATCCTCCAGCCACACGACTGCACCATTGGCCTGGTGATTGGTGAACGTACTCCACTTGTTTACAAAATAATCATAGACCAAAGCCACTCCATCCGATGCAGTAAATCGGACCTGGTTTTCATCTTGGATTAAAATGGCCGATGTGATTGTAAGTGAATTGTATGCCTCAACTGGCGCACCGATGTAGTGTGTGGAAAGCCCCCGGTCCAGCAAATAGATGCCTTTGTTTGACATAAACATCAGACCCTTGGGCGTCTGGACAATAGAGCGAGTGTTGCTGCAACCTACATCCGATGTGACCAACTGCGGATCAGAAAAGTTATTCTGCTGCCCAGTGGCGTTTGGACCGGACCCAGTTAGATAGAAAATCCGGTCATCCTCAAAGATGATCAGTTTCTCGTCCATCTCCGCCAGTGCAGTTATGGACTGTGCTTTGTTGAACGTGATGTAGAGTGAATCTGAAAATTCAATTGGATTTCCTTTGCCCCGTTTCTGCGAATACCAAAGAACCTTTGGATTTTCGCTGCTGACGGCAAACATCCGGTTTGCAAATGAACCAATCACACTTGCAGCTGGCGGGGCAACGTGTTCCAAAACTCCGCCTGTCGAGTAAAGCAGCTCTTTTGCGAGTAAATTTGTGTCATTGATGGCACCCGCATCACTGAATGAAACCGTGTCGGCAGTGGTGTCGTTTGTCACTGATCCCACTTTATAAAAGACGGTTCCGTTTCCTATTGTCCGGTAAACTTCGCAGATGACATTGGAATGGGATGTGAGACGTAGTGTTGGAATGGTCAGATCCGCAGTGAGGTTCCCGCCAGTTGGCGATGCTGTGACGGCCACCGATGGTGCTGATCGATAGATTTGGCCTTGGGCATCCGTGTGGACATAGACCACACGGAACTGGTAATCTTCCCCGGATGTCAGAGATCCCCCGGAGGAAACTGCAACTGAAACATTTTCTGGATATAGATGGAATCCATGTTCTGAAATGGTCTGACCATCATAATTGGATACAAATCCTCCACCGGAAAGCAG